TCGTTTCAGATTGCCACGCTTAATACTGAGCTAGATCGCTTTACTGCTATTGCTGCTGATCTTAAAGATTCTGTTGATCGTTCATTGCAGCTTACTGATTTTGATGCTGCTGCCTCACTGGTTCTTCCTGCTGTTGATGATCGTAAGGGCAAGGCTCTTATATTTAATAGCTCGTCTGGTAATGTTGAGGCTGCGTTTCAAGTTACTGCTGCTGCTGTAAATGTATCTACAGTATCAGTTGGTGGCTCTGCTACTGCATCTGTAGCGGTATCGGATGGTACAGCTACGTTTTCTTTAGGTATTCCTACTGGCGCAACGGGTGCTACAGGTGCAACAGGTGCGGCTGGTGGTGGAATGGCTAATGTGGTTGAGGATACTAGCCCTCAACTTGGCGGTAATTTAGACACAAACTCTCAAAATATTTTAATTGATGACGCGCACTTTATTGGTGATGAAAGTGGTAATGAACAAATCGTATTTCAAACAACTGGTAGTGCGGTTAATCATTTAGAAATAACCAACAATGCTTCTGGAAGCAATCCTATTCTTAGCGCGGCTGGTGACGATACAAACATTGGCATTGCTCTTACACCAAAGGGTACTGGTGAAATTGTTATTGCAGCAGGTAATTTAAACTATGGTGGCACAGCAGTTTCTAGTACGGGCGCTGAACTTAATTATTTAGACATAGCAACTCTTGGTTTGTCTGAGGCAAGCAAAGCTGTTACGGCAGATGCCAACGGTGTAATTACTTTAGACAATGGCTTTAGCGAAGAATACGCAGCGGTAACATCCAGCAGCAACGCGGTGTCAATCAATCTCCGCACAGCTAATAACTTTAGCCACACGCTGACAGAGAACACCACAATTAGCTTTGCCAATCCAGCAGCCAGCGGCAAGGTTAGCGCGTTTACTCTGAAGGTTATTCAAGACAGTAGCGCCAGATCAATCACATGGCATAGCAGTATAAAATGGGCTGGCGATACAGCGCCTACGTTAAGCACAGGCAATGGTGAAGTTGATGTGTTTACTGGCTACACGGTAGATGGCGGCACTAATTACTACATGTTTACCGCTGGGCAGGTGATGTCTTAATGAGCATCGTAGCCAAAAAAATTATGATGGGGTCGGGTGCTGTTGGCGACCCAGTAGACGACCAGTTCAACCGCGTTAGTTTCTTGTCTCATTTTGACGGTGCAAACAGCGGTGTAAACAATGTGTTTGATGATGGCTCTGCCAGCAACCACACAATCACTGCCAACGGCGATGTAACTCAAGGCAGCTTTGGGCCATTTGCAAGGCCAGATGGTGAGTGGGGTGTTTCGTTTGATGGTAGTGGTGATAGGCTTAGAACTAATTCGTCAAACCTAGATATTACTACCGAGGCATTTACGGCAGAGGCGTGGATTTTTCCAGTATCAAACATGGATCAATATGACATAATTGTTTGTATGTTTGCGTCTTCTCATGGGAGTAATGCAAATCAAACATGGTCAATTCGGGCGGGTGCTAACAATACGATTGAGATTGTAACAATTTCTAGCGGCACCCAAACTACTCAAAGCGCGGGGACTGCAAACATAGGTGCATGGAATCACGTTGCAATTTCTAGAAATGGCACAACTATGTATGCAGCTTTAAACGGTGTAGTAACAAGCGCAAGCTGTGCTTCATCTTTAAACGGTCATGAATACTTTTATATTGGTGCGGCTGATGCTAACGGGTCTGGTGCGTATTTTTTTAATGGGGTTATAAGCAATGTTAGGTATGAAATTGGCAATGCCAGATATACATCAAATTACACCGTGCCAACATCTAAATTAACTGCAACAACAAACACCAAAATACTGACATGCCAATCAAATAGGTTTGTTGATAACTCCACGTTAAACAATACGTTTTTAATATCAGGCAATCCAGCCGTAACAGCATTTGGCCCATTCCTGACCAGCAGTGTGTATAGTGCAGCCACGAACGGAGCGAGTGCTTACCTTGATGGCGATGGTGATGACCTTGTAGCAGCAGATTCTAGTGACTTTGAATTAGGCAGTGGGGATTTCACTATTTCAATGTGGATATACCCTGACAGTATATCTCCAACAAACACTGTAGAAGCCTTAATCAGCCATGCCTCACATTCAGCGCAATTAGGTTGGTCAATGTGGTGGCAAACTAATTCGGGGTTGAATAGATTAAGATTTTTTGTAAACGGGGGTGCAAGACAATACGAGACTAATGTGGATTTTACTGGAAATCAATGGACATATGTAACAGCAGTTCGCACAGGAAACACGTTAAAACTTTTTGTAAATGGGGTTGAAGGACTATCAACTTCCTTTGCAGATTTTACTAACTACACTGGCACACTGACAATAGGCTCTTCAACAAATTGGAACTCAAATTATCCCTTTAGTGGCTACCTGTCTGACGTTCGTGTAGTCAAAGGCACGGCAGTCTACACCTCTGCGTTTACTCCACCAACAGCCCCATTAACAGCCATCACCAACACCAAGCTGCTCTTAAACATGGCAGATGCACAGGCGATTGATAGTGCTGCACAGAATAATCTGACGTTATTTGGCACAGCTAAACTTAGCACCGCACAGAAAAAGTTTGGCACTGCTTCTTTGTTGCTAGATGGTAATAGTGATTATGTTGCCATTCCCGCAATAAATCTAACAGGTTCATTTACTTTGGAGTTTTTTGCATACTTAAATGCGTGGCCTAATAGTTCAAACTTTGATATGTTTTATGGGCAAGCATCTTCAGTATATATGTGCTTCACCAGCGGCATTAACGGCAGCGGAAGTGATAGGTCTATACAATTGGCTTATGACCCTTCTGGCTATTCGGGCATTACCCAATTTAACGTAAACTCTGCAATGAATGCTGGGGCGTGGCATCACGTTGCAATTACAAAGAATAGTTCAAACGTTCATGTGTGCTACATTGACGGTACAGCGGTAACTGCAACTAATGCTACAAAGGCAAATACATTCTTCACAACAGGAACTCACTTTATTGGCAGAGGTTATAGCCCAAGTTATCATTACTTTGGGGGCTATATTGACGATTTTAGAATTTCACAATTAGTTCGTTACACCAGCAATTTCACAGCACCGACAGAACCATTCCCAGATAAAGGACAATAGACATGAAGATAGCACGATTAGACGGCAGCACCATAGCTGAGATAGCAGAACACAAGTCTCTGTTTCCCAATACTAGCTTTCCAAAGTCTGGACCTGATGCTGATTGGCTTGCAGCTAATAGCTGTGCAGAGGTGGTGGTGTTCTTAGCTTATGACTCAGCCACACAAAAGAACGAAGCAGTAACGCCATATCTGCAGGACGGTAAAGTATATACACGCCGTGTAACAGACATGACTTCTGACGAACGTGCTGCTGTAGTCACTGCTGCTAATGCTGAAGTAGCTACACGTAACAGAGCAGAGAGAGATAAACGTCTTGCTGCATGTGATTGGGTTGTGACTAAAGCATTGGAAGCTGGTGGGTCTGTACCTAGTGCATGGGTTACTTACCGTACAGCCTTACGTGATATTACTACTCACTCTAACTGGCCTAACCTAAACTATCCTGACATGGATGGCAGCGGCGGCGATTGGCCTACGGAACCTAGTTAATGGCAGATATAAATGAGCGCGTTTCTGCGTTAGAAAAGGATGTAGTTGCTTTGCAAACTGAGGTAAGAATCCAATTCAAGGAAGTCTTTACTAGGATTAAGCGACTTGAGGCTGTGCTTATAGCTACATCTGGTGCAACAATTATTATGCTGCTTACTATTTTAAGTAGGATGGGGTAAGCATGTGGTACATGTTTTTGTCCTTGTTCTTTATCTCGGCATGGGATCAGAGCGTGTCCCTGTAAAGTCTGAACTTTATTTTAGGCGAGTAGATATTTGTAACTGGTATGCTCAAGAGTTAGTCCGTCGTTTTGGCTACCCACAATCTAATGACTATGGCACTGCTTACTGTATTCCTCAGAAGGTAAATCCAAATGAGGTAACAGTATATGATTGATCCTGTCACTGCTTTTGCTGCTGCCAATGTAGCATTTAAAAGTATTAAGACTCTTGTTGGTGCTGGTCGTGAGCTAGAGGACGTAAGCAAACAGCTTGGTTCTTGGTACTCTGCTGTTGCTGACATATCTAAAGCTGAGTCTCAACGTAAGAAACCTACTCTCTTAGAGAAACATTCTCATAGCGGTGACATTGAGCAGGAAGCAATGGACATTGTTATCCGCAAAAAGAA